AAACTTTAGATTGCGTGTCAGGGTTAAAAGTGTAGGCAGAAGTCCATGTAACGGCCTCTTCTGTAGACATCTGAGTGCCTACATAGACATTAACCGTATTATCAGAGCCAGATACCTCCATCTTGGGGTATATAGCTTTTATTCTTTTTACCACTACTTGATCCGGTTGGCCTTGTGCTGTGGTAGACAGACCTGTCCTTTGAATGTAAGAGGTCATGTCTGTAGTGTTTTCTCTGTTTCCGGAATTATTACGATACAGCTTTGTATCTGTATATCCAGCCATAACAAGAACGTTCTCTACCTGACTCCAACTCTGTGACCAAGTACCCAAAGAACTACTCCATGTGGGTACTGCCGCCGCCCAAGTTGTAAAGGTATTAGGATCGTCTATGGAACCGTAACCAATGTGTGCTAGATCTGGAAGATCTCTTATTGTGAATGCTTGGTTAGTCCAGTTCCATACAACTGCTTTGTTGCATTGACCACTAGCACCTTCCGCTGTTGGGAAACAAGCCCACATCTCTGTTCTTCCATAGTCAGCTACAACAAAAGATTTCTTATATTCTTCACCATCAATAGATTGGAAGATGTAATCTCTAATCTTATGGGGAAGGATAGAAACAACCTTCTGACCATCGTTAATATAAATATCACCGTTGCCAAAGAAGAAGTGTCCACCATCATACTCTGCTACACAGTTCTTTGTTAATGCGCCAACTGAAGGGGATAGTTGTCTAAAGGCAAAGATGAAAGGAGTTCCAACATACGTCATAGAGTATATGGAATCCTCTTTGTAAATCATAAATGAATCACGCAGAGGAAGGCCATCTAATATCTCACCTTTTGAATCTGCTAATTCATATTCTCCAGCGTCTACGACTGCACTGGTTTCATCCCATGAGGTTGGGGTTAATTGTGTTGCAGCCTCTGTAGACCACTTAACTAATCTTGGGTAGTTAATACCGGATTTAGTAACATTAAGGGCAACCAAGAAAGATCTGAATGCTCTCATTGATTTGCATTCATCATTGGTATCCCAGTTGTTTAGGTTCTGCATCTTTTGGACAGTTGCAGGAACGCCGGAAATAAGCTCCCAATACTGCGGGTCATCAACACCGTTGGTCATTACAAGCACACCGCCTATAACAGTGGCCGTCCAGTTCTCTGTAACATCAGTAGAGTATGCTCCACCCGCGCCACCACCTCTGGTGATGTCATACCACTTCTTTGTTCTGGTTACTGTTGCGCCATCCGAATGAGTGGCAGCACCACCACCTCTTGAGCAACCAGTGAAGGTTGTAGGAGTTTTACCAGTGTAAGGTATCTCCTCATCATCTATTGTTATAGTGCCGTTAGTCTCAAAATTAGTTGTGCTGTCCACAGTAATAGATGTGTCTGCGGCTCCAATACCCCCGTCTAGTGTATTTGATACAGTGCTATTGTCATAAACATGTATAGCCGCTTCACCGCCTACGATCCAATACTCATTAATCCCTGTTACAAGGTTAATAATGTAAAGAGGAGCAACAGGTACGGTTGCCATAACATCGGCGTATCCCGGTGATTTTATAATAGAGCCATGCTCTGATCTAACGTTATTGCCGTCAGACCATACATTGGGTGGGAGTTGCCACGGATTGATATCCTTGACAATTCCAACTTGCCCCACATTATCAATGGGGATTAAAGCCATATTAGGAAGCCGGTGGAGTAGGCCACACTACTGATCTAACTTCCTCAACCGTTGTTAGGCCGGAAGGTAAATCACGCAGATCTTGACGATACTGTGTCATGGCGGCGGACATGGTTACATCAGAAAGGCCATGCCAGTCTGTAGTAGAAATCCTTGAATTACGCTCCCGTCTTAGATCCGCTATCTCCCTGTCAAACGCCCCCGCCTCCCAAACTGCTTGGTCAGCATCAAGTTGGGCCTCTTCTTCAGCCGTAAGCTGAATCCTTTCATTGTTTACCATTTTAAATCTAGCCATATTATGTTATCCCATATAGTTGTATAGTTCCGCTAATGTTTCCAGAATTAGCCTTAAATTTTATTTGTGTGACTGCGCTTGTAGTTTTAATTTGACCCTGACTAACAGTCTGGACAGTTGCTGGGCCAAGATCCATTGTATGATTGATGTTGTAATAAAAATACTTATAATGGGTGGTAGAAGCAGGATCAACTAAAACAAATATTCCAGCCATGCAATTATCACTGGCATTCCCCATTCTTCTGTGCATTTCAACAAATGTTGTTTGGCTTGACCAAGCAATTCCCCCTTCAAAATCAAAATCAGATGAGCTACCAGTCTCATACATATAGGCAACCGCTGGAGCTGTGGTTGTAGCGGTGTTGTAACCAGATCCAGTTTGGAATGTTGTGGATGCACTATTATTATGAACATAAAAATCCGTAAATACAAACATATAACTTGAATAAGTTGAATCTATCCCGCTTGTTATTTCTTGCTCAGTAGCGTTGGAAGGAGTGTAAGTTGCAATTAATGTTGGATTTCCTAAAATCATCATAACCCCCACAATTGAATTGTTGCATCAAAGGCTGAATCATCGTCCAACTTAAATCCGATGCTAGTAATGGCTGATGTTACATTAAAGTATCCTGCTACCTGAGTGTTTGTAACGCCCCTAGTCGCATACGGCCCATAGATTCCAGTAGTAACACAAATAAAATGCTTAACAAAGGTAGTGGAGCTTGGATTAAAAAGATAAAGTTCTGAGGCTACACTTTCTGTTGACCCCGGCCCCGGGCCTTGAAATAGTTTTTGATAACCACTCTCTTGATGTTGACCTAGCCCCATATCTGGGCCTTCACCAGCCGCACCACCTATATAATGTGCCGTCTTCCAGAATGTGCTTGTCATTGTGGTGGCGTAACTTCCCGCCCCACCTTGAAAGGTAAAATACACGCTTGAACCGCTTGCAGCGGGGTTCATTTCTAAACATACAAATTTGTAAACTTTGTATGTGGAGTCAATATCAGATGTAAAATTTATTGATGTAACACCAGAGCCGACTGTTTCAGTAATTTTAGTTAAGGCCATTATTTAATCCCCCAATATAAAATTTTCCCGGTATCAATATTGGCTGTCGCAGAATCAAATTTAAACTCTATTCCATCAAGGGCTGTAGCTGTTAAAACATACCCGCTAATAAAGGCTCCCATTAGCGCATCACCAGAACCCTGCAAATTACCAACTCCTCTTGTTATCCAATTTTTGTAATAAGTTGAAGATGTAGGGTTATATAAAGTTAACTGTCCACTAACTGCGAACTCTGCATCGTCAAAGTTTGAATCATAATACAGTGGTACTTGACCCGTTGATTCCAAGACATCAGCATCGGACCAATAGTCAACAGACTGTGATGAGCCGTCTTGAGTATTCATACACCTCATTGCTTGACTTATCGTAGAAATGCCGTAGCTTCCGCCACTTGTCTTTACCTGAAATGACCAGTTCGTATTATCCGCTGAACCATGAAGATTGACGAACTGCCACACCAGTTGTTTGTAGTCTGAAGAAAAACCTGTATATGCTTTGGATGCTTCTCCTCCTGCTGTGTAGGTATCTATTAAAACCACATCACCGGCAGATACACCTCCCATTCCAATGATGGCTGATTTATTTGCTCCTAAAGGCATATCATACCCCCCATTACGGTGTCGCCATTTCAATTCCAGCGGCAAATCCATACCACTGAGTGCCACCGTCAAAGGTGGTGAAGGTTAAGATATCTGTTCCTGATGATGTCAAAGTTGGGCCAGTTCCGCCGGGCCATTTAATGGTGTTTCCACCTCCATCATGCGCTCCTGACTTCCAAGTAATAGTGCCTGTTCCCAAATTAGTTCCTATAATAGTTAATGAATTTGAATTAGACGCAAGCGCATTTATTATTCCAACATTAAATGTTCCAGATGTCACAGTAACAGACTGAACGTTTCCATCTTCAAGATCAATATTAAAAGCCGCGCTTTTAGAACCTGCGGCATTTACAGCCTCAGAATAATCTTTCATCTTTGGCCTTGTAGCTAACTGGTCTGCAAAGATTGTCTCCCCACTCATTGTTCCACCGGCTAACGGTAATTTAGCGTCTAACTGAGTTTGCAAAGCTGATGTAACTCCATCAACATAACCCAGTTCTGTAGCCGTTAATCCGGCGGGTATACCGTCAAGAACATTAAGTTCTGCACCGCTAGATGTTACCACTGTTCCCCCGATGCTTATGCCTCCGGCATCCGTTATGGTCAATACCTTGCCTGTGGGGAGGGTGACCGTAGTACCCGATTGGGTATCAATATTATTTACTTTAATTGTAGACATGATTTAACCTCATAAAATATTTAAAGTTCCACTAATCGTCCAATCCACACCACTAGCAACGGTGATCGGCCCCATAAGGAATGCGTTTTTACCTGAATCTACAGTTGTAGTTACAGTAGATGTAATGCTATCATAGTTCTCAAACGCCTCACCTTCTGTTGTTACAGCCCCGCCAGATATGGCAGACCAAGCAACGCCATTAGTTGCAGTTGAATCAGCTTTAAGAAAAAGCCCATTAGCACCAACTGGGAGTCTTGTTTCTGAATCAACCGTGTTGTATACAAGCAAGTCACCTTTAGTAGTCAGTCGATCAGGAGAAAGAACATCTACTTTCTGCCATTCTGAAGATGCTGAAGAATATTTTAAGTATTGATCGTTGGTTGCTGACGTTGAGCTTACGGCCTCACCCTGTATCCCTGTGACTGTAACTGCGCCAGTATTAGCCATAGTTGAGTCGCCAGATAATGTTGCGGTAGTAAACCCTGCTCCATTTCCAATAAGAAGCTCTGTATCCGCTACAGCTACATTAGCCGGTACACCCGTTGAGTTTGCGTTTCTAACCTTGACTGTATTTGCAGGCATATCAGCCAATTCAGCATCAGCTACCCCTGCGTCTTTTATTGTTACAACACCTGAAGATACAGCAAAGTTATCTGAAGAGTAAGAGGCTACGCCCTTGTTTGATGTTGACGCGTCCTCACCTGCAATCGTGACCGTCGTGCCTGTCGCAGACGTGTCAATGCCTTCCCCTCCAGATATTGTAAGACTTTCAGAATCAAGGTCAATGTCGATACTTCCACTGTCCGTAGTAATATCAAGATCTTGTGCTGTAACTTGTGCATCGACATAAGTTTTAATTGCTCCTTGAGTTGCTAAAAGCGTAGCACTTCCAGTACCCACGGTAGCATTATCAATTCCGGTTACTGTCGCACCGGTTGCTAAAACCAGACTGGTGCTTGCATCTAGTGTAGTTCCTGAAATAGCGGCAGGAG